GAACCATTACGAGCTTTTGGATTCCAACTACTCTCCTTAAATATTAACCAGTTATAACATTGGAATTCTGACCAATCCATTTTATTGTAAGCATAAAGCTTAAGATTCATATCTGCTTTTGATGGGCTTGGATTTAATATAAGTAATGCAGCTGCAATCGCTGTAGCCATCAGGCGAAAGCAATGGCCCCCCTCAACCTCTTGGCTTGGGCCAGCTGCGCGCCCGTCCAACGGCGAGAGTGTAGCATTAGTGTCAAGTGACATCACATAAGTCCTGTTCAGACGGCGATTCATTTAACACATTTTCCATATGGTTACATAATTCTTCACCTAATTGATATGGAATCATTGATCTTAATCTTGCATTACGCAACTTTCCTGTCCCACCAGCATTAGTCCCAGCTGGGCTTGATTGGTGGCAATTGGCTTTAGGTCTGCAAATTGGCCTACTAACCCACCCGTTAAATTGTCCCCAAATATCAGTAGGTTTCATCCTGTTGTCTCCATACTGACAATATGTAACTGTGGTTCTAGGGTATTTACCCATAAATTCTTGTTTCCTCAGCATCCCTCTAGGATTCTCTAACACCCATCCTTTTGGGTTTAATTCTTCAATTAGTGTTAAAGTGGCTTTCATTAAATCAATTGCTTCATAGACGCTTGGATGCTTAGGTATTGGCCCATTTGGTGATTTAGCCCAGTATTTCCATAGGGAAGCAACTGAGAACTTCTGACAAGGTGGAGAAGCCCATATAAAGTCAGGCTGGCCATACTTACTAATTAACTCATTAGCCTTTAGGCTCAATATATCCCTTTCATCAGCTTCAAAGTATGGGTCTAACTCGACCTTTATGACTTTATGCCCTCTATCCTCGAAGGCTTTAGTTGCTGAGCCTGTGCCACTAAAGAAGTCATAAACTATCACTCTAACTCCCATATCTTCTTAAACTCTAACTGGCCTGATTGAAACGCGTTCTTCAGCGTTTCCTTGCCATCACTATGGAATTTAGTCACCAGATAAGGCTCAGCTATACTGCCAACTAGCCATTCAACTCTTTCACCATTTGGATCAATAACATCATCGCCATTTATGTAATGAAACTTATCCAATATCGCATCAATTGATGATTCTCTTACTGTCTCAACTATTTCGCTTGGGACATTGGCTTTGACCCATTTAACGAACTCTTTATCGTTCTTGATTACCCACTTAAACTTTGGCTTACTGGTAGTCACATAGGCGATTACATCCTCGCCATACTCAGCTTTGACCCTGTCTGCACCTATCTTGTCCATCTCGGTCTGTAAGGCCGCTCTTAGCCTATCCTTGGCCTTCTTAGCCTCATCAGCGATCAGACTGACCGCTGCTAGTTCCAGACTCAGTTCTTTGATTCCCATTGCGCTCCCTTTCCTCAGCTCTTCTTAATCTGGTCTCAAGTGATGCCAGATTGATACCGCAATCTCGGGCAATAAACTCCTTATCAAATCCCCACTCCATCATTTGACGGATATATCTAATAGAGTGGGGCTTGCTCATCGTAGGGCCTTTCCATAGTCGCATTACCTGTCCAGTATTTTACGCTGATTTCCTCAAAACCAGCTGCTAGACGGCATATACGACACTTCGCGGCCTTCATCTTCCATCCACCGCATTGGTCGCATCGGACAATATCGTCCTCTTTGGCAGTAACGCGATCTGATGGATAGATAATTCTTTGCAAAAAGCACCTTTGGCACTCAACTAACCACACTTCCTCGGGCGCTTCTGCAATATCTGTAGCATCATATTTATGCAGCTCAATATGCGGTGTAACTAGCTTGCAAGCTGAGCAGATAAACGGATGAGCATCACTTCTCATTTCTGAAAGACCCAATGCCCATCCGAACCAATACGCATCCATCTAGCAGGATGGCCAGACTTTGGTGTAGGACATACCCAGCCCCTATATTCTTTGCCTTCCTTTGTGCCAGTCTTTAGCACCATTGGCCCATCGCCACCAGAGCAGAGCGGTATCTCATCAATTATCTCTGCGCCTAGTTGGTTTGCTATCTGGCTTACATCCCAGACAATTGGCTCAGGATCATTAGGCCGTTGCTCTTTTATGAATTCCGCAAGAGCTGGCTTAGTCGTTTCAATTGCCTTCTTTGCGCTCGGTTTAGTCTTAGCGAAGTATCCAGCGAGGTTAAGTGCGCGTCCCAGCGATCCAGTTTCCGCAAGCTCGAGTGCATATTGCTTGGATTTAGACTCACTGGATAAACCTGTTGTCCAAGGATGTGCGTCAGCTTCAGTGCGATATAGCTCAGTTTTAATGATATAGACATCGCAATTAGCCACAAGCGACTCCGCCAAGATATGAGTCTTGATTCGATAATCTGGATAAGCATTTATAAACTCCTTTAATCTATCTTGGACACTTACATAATCATCTAGGTAACTCGACATCTAACTTCTCTCTCCCTGCGAATTGATTTATCGCATCTTCTAACTGTTCTTTTAATGAGTAAAATGTGCCATCTGGCCAGTTTTGTGCATCATCGGCGCAAGGCTGGCAATAGAACCTAACCTGTGCTTTACGAAGCGGTGTCTCGCTTTGGACTTTCCAAACTGCTGGTCTGGGCACTTCTGCCTTTTCACCTGCATCATTTACGACCACAAATTTCTGTGGAACGCCATAGCGATATTTGCAATAGTCACACCATTGGTTCTTATTATGATTGCGAGTCAAACTCAATGTCGTCCCAATCTTCTGGTGTCGAAAATCGTAATCGACCCAAGATAGCGGCATATCCAATGAGATCGAGATACGAATCTTCGCGCTCTGGACTCTCCACCATTCTTGAGAGCTTGGTCGCGATAGCAATAATTGCCAATTCAGATGGGTCTCTGAGCTGAATACCGAGTGCTTTACTGATTTTGAAAATGCGTAATAGATTGTGCCTCGGGTCACCATACTCGATTCCCCTGTCGAATAATGTGTTTCCAGCTTCTTCAAGCCATTCATTTAATGACTTCTGTGTATCGGACACTTGCTCTCCCTCTCTTATATCCTTCATTGAAGGCTTTAGCTTTGGCTGAAGTCCAAAGAGCCCATAAGTAAAGGCCGAATAATGGAATTAGGATTGAAAAGCCAACTACTTGGGCATCAGATAGATTAGGAAACATCTGCACTCACCCCATATTTATCAAGCCAGTATGCAGATATTTCAGCCTTAGATAAACGGCCTCTCAGCTGCTTCTTACCCATTCGCTCTTTAGCGAATCGTCTGATTATTGATCCCTTAACCCAATTTGTCTCATCAGTCCAAGCCCCTGCTTGAGAATCAAATCGAATAAGAGTTACTTTATTTACCATTTTGCTCCCGTTCTGTAATCCTTAAATGGATTTACGGGATAAATGTATTTGCTTAAATCTATTTAGACAAGTAAGAGCTCGGAGTGTCGGATATCTAAGAAGCCAGCTAGTCTTTCATTAAAGGCTTTGTTGGCAAAGTCGGTGGATATAGGAAGGCGCTTTAGAGCCCATTCAGGCTCGTTTATAGCCCCTAAGTCCCATTGATAGACCCCTCTAGGTGTCGAATTGATATACAGGGTCTTAGCGCCCGTTCTAGCCCTTATATCGGCCAGATAATCCCACTTCTTCTTCTCTATCATCAAAGTATCGTAATGAGTCCTACGGCACTTAAGCTCGAGAAAGGCGTTATGGGTTACGCCATCTGCTCGGTCGGTCGCTGATAAAGGCTGCAAGTCTGGATAAAGCGACTTGAGAGCCTCGAATAACTCAACCTCTCGAAAGTAGATTAGTTATCTTCCTCGCCATCTTCCCAACCTATTTTTCTTATTGGGTCATCGACTGGCACTATCCAATCAGGATAAGAATTTCTATCCATAGCAAAAGCCAGAGCAGTGCCTTCATCCATTCCAGCTCTACGGCAAGCCTTATAGACTTCATTGGCAGCAATAGCCCAGAAATCCAACTTTGTTAAAGGTGTCTCTTTAGTAGTCCTGCGTCTCTTAGGACGCTTGACTGGCTTCT